TTCAGATGTAGAAAACTACTTAAACTACGCATACTATGCCCCTCGATCTCGTGGGGTTTTTATCGGGAACCCGGACACTGAAGCAATGATTAGCAATCGATTGGCCGATTATGTGACTGCTGAAGAGTATGAAACTCTTCAAGAACTAAGTGAGAAGCATGGTAGCTTAGGCAGTTTACGAGCTTTAGGGCAGCAAGGTTCTTTTGATCCGTTCATAAATAGTATGGCTCCTTTTATTAAAGAAGAGGAGTCATCTGAAAATAGTGTATTCTTATCCACATAGGGGGAGTTATGGGTAAATCTCAGCCGTCAGCACCTCAAATCATGTATCCAGATTACGATGATCCGTATGAAACATTATCTCCAACTATCGATGCTTTGCAGCAGCAGATGCTTGAAATGCAGCAGATGCTTTTGGCAGGACCGGAAACCCCAGAACTCGATGAGCTGGAAGATGTTGATGAGATCGACTGGACAGATGTACAGCAGAAACTTACAGCAGAAGAAATCGCCAAGCTTGAAGAAGAGAAGAAAAAGAAACTTGGCCAGAAGGATCTCGTTGTTGCAGATGATGATGAGGAAGAGCCTGACCTACTGCAGGGGTAAAACATGCGATACTCAAAAGACCAGCTTCAGAGTTTCCATGCTCAAGCCTTGACTGAAAGGCACGAGTATGAAGCATATTGGCGGGATTTATCCAATTATCTAATGCCCGGGCGTGGGATATATCAGTTGTACGCTAAGCCCCAAAAGCGTCAGTTGACCAACCCCAGAGTAATAAACAACACGGGCAATGATTCTCTTCAGGTTTTCACATCCGGGTTTCATGGCGGATTGACTGCTTCTTCCAGGCCGTGGGTGAAGTTCAAGTGGAAAGAACCGCAATTGGATAAGATCCCTGCTCTTAAAATGTGGTTGGATAAAGTTTCTAAGCGCTTTCATGATCACCTTTTAAAATCAAACTTCTATGAAATGATGCCAACCTACTATACAGAGTATGCAGGGTTTGGAACTGGTGCTCTCTATATGGGTGAGATTTGGGATGCCCCTACTCCTTTTCATTTTGAAGTTCTTACTGTAGGTGAATACTGTTTTACTCTCGATGCTCTTGGATTTCCCTCAATGTTCTTCAGGCAAATTTTCAGATCTGCTAAAGAAGTTGTTGAGGAGTATGGTAAGAGTAGGGTCGATGATACTACAATCAAATTAGCTGAATCAAACCCAAATGAATTGATAACCATTATCCAGGTAATAGTTAAAGGCAATTCATGGGGCAAACCTTATACCAGTTACTATTATCAGCCTTCAACGAATATCCAAAAAGGCACTGACTTTCTCAAGATTGGTGGGTTCAATGAATTTCCAGTTTTCCTCTCCCAATGGGAGCCTATTGGAAATGATCCCTATGGTACAGGGCTTGGCATAAAAGCTCTTAATGATCTCAAGAGCTTGCAGGAAATGGAAATGGCGTATCGCATGGGGGTGCATCGGGCTGTAAAACCCCCGCTTCAGGCACCGCCCAGACTTAAAGGTCATGTAAAAACATTACCTGACTATGTCGTATGGAATGCCAACCCAAACGAAAAAGTAGAAGAGATCCTTAAAACTCAACTCGACCTCAATGCTGTAGGTACTTCTATCGAACGCATTGAGATGAAGATAAAGAAAATGTTTTTCAACGATCTCTTCATCTCAGCTTCTCGTGACCCTAATGCTTCTCCTTTGAAAGCGGCAGAGGTTTATGAGAAGAAGGAGGAAAGACTTATAAGAATTGGGCCATCAACTGAAAGGCTTCTCAGCAAAGTTCTCCAACCTGTTACATTGCGTGGATTAAAAATTCTTAAACGCCACGATTTGTTGCCCGAAGTGCCTGCTGAGTTCCGCAGAGTTGTAGGTGATGTTGAGTTAGAGTTTGTATCCCCTCTGGCTCAATCCCAAAAATTAGTAGCAGTTCAATCTATAAATAACTTCCTTGGGTTCGCTGCTGGTATTGCTCAATTTGATCCTGCTGCTAAGGATAAGATCAGCACTGATAGGCTCATGGACGAGGGTGCCGATATTTTTGGCATTCCTCAAGCTATTATGAGCACAGAAGATGAAGTTCTCCAGGTCAGAACTGATCGGGCTAAAGCTATGCAAGAAAAGAAACAGAAAGAAAATGCAATATTTGAAGCAGAACTTTCTTCCAAAAGACAGGAGTCAGATGCTGCTTCCGCCAGAGACTATTCAGAGGCTGGCGTTAATACTACGGAGGCCTTAACTAATGTCACACAACAACAAAGAGCAGCTGTCTGATGATATTTTAATCACTGTCCGTCAAGTTTTTGCGCAAGAAGAAGGACGAGCTTTGTTAGGTATATTGTTAGATAAAACCGGAATGTACACTGATCCAGAGGATGGGGAGTCAGATCAGCACTTCTTAGGGAGACGATCTGTGGGGATCGCACTACTGGGGCTGTGTAATGCAGCAGATCCTAATATCTACATTAAAACTTTAAGAGGAGAGTAAAATGGCTATCGAAGGTTTAAACGAAGAATTGGCCCCGCAATTTGCGGATTATGATGACGTTAATGCCTTGGCTCAAGCTTTCGTTGATCTCAGCGGAAAGACTTGGCGAGACGATCTTGGCGATTTAGCTGGGCATGACAAAGTGAAGGAAGCAAAACTGGCTGAAATCGTTAAGGGGTTCATCGACGCCCCTGAACCGCGTTCAGTCCCAGAATCTCCTGAACAGTATAAGCTTCCAGAAAATTTCAAGATCAAAGGTTTCAGAAAATTTGCTCATGAGGCGAAGTTGACTCAAGAGGATGTCGATAATATCCTCAAGTTTAACTCGAATCATGTTAAAAGTTTGAACGAGGCCGCTAAGCAGCAAAGAGCAGAAGGTGTGGAGTCCCTGAAAAAAGAGTGGGGAGAAGATTTTGACACAAATAAGAAGCTGGCTACTCTTGCAGTAGGCTATTTTGATGATGAAGGGAAGTCTCTTTCTACTTTCCTCAAAGACACTGGTGCCAGCAAAAATCCGGTTGTCATGAAACTTTTCCACAAGATCGGGGGATTCCTGAAAGAGGATGGATATATCAAAAGTAGCGATTTCACATCTACGCCGAAGGGTAAGTCTTTAGCTGAAAGGCTATACCCCGATCACGGCAAATGATGACTTTTTAAAACTCTTAACAGAAGGGGTATAAAATGGCTTTTGAACCAGGACCGAGCGCAACCACTCACCCGACAATGGCAGACATCATTCAGGCTACTGACCCGGATGGATCGATTGCCGCTGTTGCCGAACTCCTTAACCAGACCAATGAGATCCTTACCGATATGGTGTGGGTTGAGGGAAACCAAACCACTGGCCACAAAACGACCATCCGATCGGACTTGCCCACGTCAACTTGGCGTAAGTTCAACTATGGTGTTCAGCCAAGCAAGTCCCGCAGGGCGCAGGTTACGGATGCCATCGGTATGCTTGAGACCTATGCGGAAATTGATAAAGACCTCGCGGATCTGAATGGGAACTCTGCGGCTTTCCGGTTATCGGAAGATCAGGCCTTCATCGAATCCATGAACCAGGATATGGCCACTACCCTGTTTTATGGGGATATTGCGGAGTACCCTGAGCGTTTCCTCGGTCTTGCCCCGCGGTATGATGCTCTTGGCGATGTCTCTTCCCCGGAGGCCAACAGCTACGGAAACCACATCATTGATGCGGGTGGCTCTACTTCCTCTGCCTCGTCTTCCATGTGGCTTGTAGTTTGGGGGCCGAATACGGTTCATGGTATCTACCCGAAGGGATCTCTGCTCGGGTTGCAGACCCAGGACCTCGGCGAGCAGACTCTGTTCGATGATGACGGCGGTCGGTTCCAGGGTTACCGTTCCCACTACCAGTGGAAAATGGGAATTACTGTCCGTGACTGGCGTTACATCGTTCGGATCGCCAACATCGATACTACGAAAGAAGCAGCCGGCACTTCGGATGACGGCTTCATTGCTGCCAAGTTTCTGATCAAGGCTATCAATGCCATCCCCACCATGGGTATGGGCCGCCCGGTATTCTACTGTAACCGTGCAGTGAAATCAATTATCGACATCCAGGCTTTGGATTCCATCAGCCCCTACAAAGTGGACAAAGATGTTTTCGGGCGTCCCGTGACCACTTTCTGGGGAATCCCGATCAAACAGTGTGATGCTCTCCTGAACACGGAGACTGACCTGTCGTAATCGGATAATCTTGTTTCGAAGGTGCGGCAATTTACCGCACCTTAACTCAAAATTTAGGAGGACCATCATGCTTTTAGATACACTTATGACGATTCTGGATTCCGTAGACCATGCGGGAACTTTGAACGGTGAAGCTGATTTGGGCGATGCCAAGGCAGCTCAGAAAGGGAACCTGAGATTTCGGCTCCAAGGGGTCGAGGACGCAAGCGGGGCAGCTGTAGCTTCGACTGGTATCACTCTCACCCTGACCAGTCGATCTACTTCTGGCTCCGGCGGTACTGCCATCATGACTTTGGTTATGACTGCTGCGCAAGTGAATGCAGGTGTTGAGTTTACAATCCCCTCATTCTGTGCACGGTATGCGTATATGGCCCTGACCGGTACGATTACAGCTGGTGCCTTTACTCTGGCGCAGGTTGAAACCGGTGACCTCAATAGCCTCACCATCGCGTAAACATTGAGCTAAAGGTGCGGCATTTTGCCGCACCTTTTAAGGAGGATAAAAATGCCTAAGTTTATTTGTGTACGCGATTGCTTCATGGACCCCAACAAATCGGGCAAAATCCGACACTTCAAAAGAGGTGAAATCCGGGTGTGGCCTAAAATGCCTATAAACCATTGGGAGCCTCTTGACTCGGCAATGGTTGATTTTGCTGAGGCATCTTATGATCTGTTGATGGCTTCTAACGACTGGGACCAGCAGCACGCGATCAATTGGTTGCGGGAAACCTACGGAATCGAGGCCCCGCAAGGTTTGGATACCGAGCGTTTTGTTACGTTCTTAATCACTACTCGTGAACGTCAGGTAGGCTTGATCGAGCAAAAAGATCCCTTGCGAGCTTCGTCTGAGCTGGCTAAACGGTCGGTTCGGCGTGTCAAGTCGGATGAAAAGAACCCTGAAAACCAGGAGTAAACTCCGATGAGTTCACTTTCCGAGATATATAACATTGCATTACTCAGGGTTGCAGCAGACCTCCTCGTCGATCCAACAGATGTTGAAACGACGAGGGGGCGGCGCTGTAATGCTGCTCATACCTCAGCTCTCCCTCTCTTGCTTACATCTTATGACTGGACATTCGCTCGAAAGATCAAGAGTCTGACAGTGAATACTCATGATTCTGAGTCTTACCTGTACACTTACTCCATACCTACAGCTTGTTTAAAGCCGATAAAATTGGAGGGTGTCAGATCTAAGAACCTCTGGGTTATCACTGACTACGGGATTGAGACAAATGTTTCTCCGGCTAAGCTTCGTTTCACTTTTCTACAAGACAATCCGGGGAGGTACTCTCAATCTTTTGCTGAAGCTCTCGGTTTAGAAATTGCTAAACGTATAGCGCCATCTCAATCTGGCCTTAGCACTTCAGCGCTAAAAGAGATAAAAGCTGAGGCGGCTCACGCTTTAGCTTTGGCTCAAGAAGATGATGCTAATCGTGGTTTTGATGGAAACTTGGATAGTTCTGATCCTATGCAAGAGACCTTCATAAACCCGGACTATGCATCAGATTCGGAAGAAGCCGATCCTCCGCCCTGGTATAGGTACTGGTAATGAAATTATATACTTTAAAGCGTTCGTTCACAACTGGTGAAGTATCTCCTTTGCTTAAGCTCCGTAAGGACCTTAAGAGGTATGCTAATGGTTGTTTAACGCTTTTAAATATGATACTCACCCCGCAGGGGCCAACCACTCGGCGCCCGGGTACTGTTTATATAAGTGATTTGACTTACCACACCGATCAAGGTGGAATGGGGACGATAACAAGCTATAGAGCAATCCCATTCATATTTGATAAAGATACGGCGTATGCTCTGCTTTTCGTATCAGACGGGACTATAGATAGAATATATTTTGGTTATACTAACCCAACTACAGGGGAAGATGGGTTAATCGCTCACCCCTCTCCTTCATACACGGGCGAGCCTTATAATATCACAATTAACGCTGCTTTCAATTTTGATTGTGATAACTTTGATTGGGCACAAGAAAAAGACTACTTATATATGGCATACAGTGGGAATGAGACTTTAACTCTTATTCGTGCTGGCCATACAAGTTGGTCTGTTGCAGCAGGTGGATTTACATATCCTACTTCCCCAACTACTTGGAGTGCTGGGAATGGATTCCCTGAGAGAGTATCATTCTACCAACAACGTTTAATTTTGTCAGCTACTGATGCAAGCCCCCAAGCTCTGTGGTTGAGTGAAACTGGTAACTATTTAAATTTTCTCCCATCTGGAACTCTCGTTGCCACTTCTCCTCTTGCTCTTGTTCTGGCCAGCGGCGAACATAATAAGATCCAATGGGTTATGGGAGCGAGGAGATTATTTGCAGGGACATTGGGGGATGAGTATGTAATTACTGGAGGGTCAGATCCTATCGCCTATGATACGGTCAGAGCTGACTCACACTCTAACCAAGGAAGTTTTCCGATAAAACCTATCAAGGTTGGGTCAAATGTGCTTTTTGTAGAAAATTTGGGTAGGAATGTTAATAGACTTGAATATGACTATCAGACAGATTCTTTCCTCGCTAACAGTATTTCTGCGTTAGCCCCACATCTGTTAATTGATAAAGCCATAAAAAATTGGGCTCATCAAAAGACCCCTCATAATATTATCTGGTGTAAAACTGATTCTGATTATATGTTAGGGGTGACCTACAACAAACAGCATGGTATCATAGGCTGGCATCGTCACACAACTCAAGGCACTTGGGGTGATATATGTTGCATTCCTGACAAGTATAACAGACAAACAGCTACATGGATGATAAATGAGCGATCCATTGATGGCTCGACAAAATTGTATGTAGAGAAAATGTACAAAACATATCTCTATGATGACAACGATACAAACTTTATGTACTTGGATTGTGCTAAATATATTGATGCTCCTGGATCTGCAACCATCACGGGTCTCGACCACTTAGAAGGGGAGACCGTAGATATTATAGCAGATGGAGGGTATCACGCTCCTCAAGTAGTATCCAGTGGAGAGATAGAATTATATAAAGAGTACGATGAAGTCTGGGTGGGTTTTGGATATGATTCTACTATAATCCCGACAGAAAGCTCTCCTCAGATTAATGATGGAGAATCGGAAGGAAGACTAAGACGTGTTCAGAAAATCATAGTCAACTTGTATAAATCTGTCGGTTTCTCCTATGGTAAAGATGAATCATCTTTAGAGTCTTATCCACCTCGTAGGGTGTCACATCCTACTGGAGTTGGTGTTCCGCCTACGTCATCTTCCATTATGGTAGATTTCCCCTCTGGGTTCACCAGAGATCCAGTTGTAATTATTAAGCAAGAGAAGCCTCTTCCCCTTACGGTATTAGGTTTAACTGAACTCTATGAAATAACTGAAGAGGTGCGGTAAATTACCGCACCTTAGGAGGAATTTATGGCGTGGCCAGTGTATATAGCAGCAGCCTCCTCCATGGCTGGAGGGATAGTGGGTGCATTCGGTCATAGTGCTAATGCACAACGCGCTATGGAAATGGGAGCTTCTAACGCACAGCGAGCATTAGATACTGGGAAGTGGAATGCTGATTCCATAATTGATATGGCTCGTCTCAATATGGAAGTAGGCACATTCGCTTCTTCTCTTGAAGTTAATGAGATCATGGCTTTGGCTGAGTATAATGCGGATCTTAGACTCATGACTTCCGAGTACGATGCTAAGCTTTTAGAGCAAGATGCTAATCTCATTTACCAGACACTGGGCTTGAACGAGTACTTGCTCGAAACTGAAGTAAATAAGATTGTAGCTTCTTCCCAAGCTCGTTTTGCTGCCAATGGTCTTGTGGTTAATGAAGGAACTGCGGCTGATGTGACAATTGATCAACGCACTCAAGAGGCTATGCAGAAGTTTATTTATCGCCTCAATGCTGATAACAACGCTAAACGTATTCTGAACGAAGCTGCCCTAACTCGTTGGAACGGCGAAGTCGAGGCTGAGACCATCATGTGGGAAGCTAAGATAAACGCCTCTGATGTCATAAATGATAGGCTGTTTGAAAATCTTGGTACCTATTCTCAGGCAGCGTACGATGCTTCTAATGAAATAATGAATGCTAACCTCCGCGCTCAAGGTATTTTAGATGAATCTGTAGCACAAGCTGGATCTTATTCTAATGCAGCCTCAAGCGCAATTTGGAGTGGACTGTTTGGCGCGGGAGTTACAGCTGCTTCTATTTGGGGTGCTAGTAATACTGGCGGAACTCCATCTGTAGGTGGTGGGTCTTCGGGGCCTGATCTTAACTGGTCTGGTTCAAATACTACATTTACTTAATGGTAAAATATGGGACACAAAATAACTACATTCCTGGCGAGTGACGAACTCAGTAATCAGTCCTCAAGAGTGAGACCTAAACCAGTAGTTGCTAATAGCAGGGGAGGTGCTTCAAATCCTGGTATGCTTACTGCCAGAATGAATAGCCCGTATCTGCAGAACACCCCGAAGTATGTGAACCCTGGTCCTACGCCTGAAGCTATAGAGAACTTTGGCTCTTCTATAGCTCATATGACTCTTGACATCGCAGATAAAAAGAATCGTTTAGACGCGCAGAATGCTTTCTTTGAGTATGATGATTTACGCAGAGAAATGCTGTTCAACTACACGGCGTTAGAGGGTAAAGAGGCTCTTGATGCTCGGGACGATTTTGAGGCTAATTTTGAGAGTTTAGTAAAAAGCACTTTAGAATCTCAGTCTCCTGCGGTCCAAGCTAAACTCGCACCTATGCTCACCATCTCAAGACGTAATGCTCTTGATACAGCAGCTGGCCATGTAACTCGTCAGATGAAAGTGTATGAGAATAATACGCTTGAAGCTGCGATGCAGAATGTGGATAAGAAGTTAAATGAGTTTGAGGATGGAGTTCTTGGCCAACAGTATAT